AGGCGGAAATGGAGGCAGAGCTAATCAGGGCCGGCAACGAGGCCGCGCTGGCGCAGGTGGAGGTGAACAAGATCGAGGCCGCGCATTCCAGTGTGTTTGTGGCTGGCTGGCGCCCGTCAATCGGTTGGGTATGTGCCGCTGGGCTGGCCTGGGCCTTCGTGGTTGCGCCGGTCGCGTCCTGGGCGCTTCTGGTGCTGGGCGTTAAGGCCGAATTGCCGGCCATCCAGTTTGACCACTTGTTTGAATTGGTCCTGGCCATGCTTGGGATCGGCGGCTTGCGGACTTTCGAGAAACTGCGTGGGGTGGCCCGATGATCTCCGCCCGCTGCGAATTGCGCCTGGCAGGGGTGCATCCTGACCTAGTGCGGGTGGTGCGGCGCGCGGCGGAAGGTGGCGCGTTGTTCCGGGTGACGGAGGGCTTGCGGACGCCTGAGAGGCAGGCGGAGCTTATGCGGGACGGCAAAACCCAAACGCTAAACAGCCGCCACCTGACCGGGCACGCGGTGGATCTGGCGCCATTGGTTGGCGGCGAGGTGTCTTGGGATTGGAAGCACTTCTTCCCGCTTGCCGATGCCATAGCCGATGCGGCGCGCAAGGAAGGCGCCCCGTTGATATGGGGCGGCGCGTGGGGCCGGACGGTGCAAGACTGGCCCCAGGGCAGCGCAAAACAGGCGCAGGATGCCTATGCGGCGGAACGGCGCGCGGCGGGGCGCAAGCCGTTTCTGGACGGGCCGCACTTTGAATTGCCGGCGGGGAGTTATCCGGCAGGGTGAACCATTTTCCTGATGCCGGGAAAATGGTCAGCCATACGCAGCAGCCGTTGCCCGTAGCGCGGCGCGGATGGGGTCAATCATTGCCTTCACCCTGCATGAAACGACGCGCAGATGACGCCAATCTCGGTGCCGGGCACGGCATCGCCAATCAGACGCGCCGTGACAAGATGGGGACTGTCGCACCAACCATCCCATCGAGACGGCCTGCCTTCAGACCAGCCGGACGCGACATGGGCTCTTTTTTTGGAAGCCCAGATAGCGCCGTCTGGATGTATGGTGCGCGCTGTCTCTTCATCTGGCGCGGCTACTACTGCATCGCTGTATGTATCATAGTCGTTATTTTGTTCTTGCGAGATACGCCAGAGTTTCATGGGGGCGGGCTCCGTGGTGGTGGGGTCAGTCATTGGTTTTCCTCCTCTGCCCATAAAGGCCGTGGTATCCACATTGTAGGACGATGCGTGACGGGCGAATGATCTTCGTAGGATTTCCCGTTAATGGCGTAGCCCTCGGCCATCTGCATACGCCTAAAAGACGAGCAGAATACCTTTAGTTCCGGGTGCCAGAACATGGTAATGGCGTCACCTTTACAGAGGCCCCAAAACTCAGTCCCGTCTTTCGGCGCGGTCTCCATGGGGTGCCAAGTCATGGTTTTGCTATCCCTTCCTTCATTTGCGCATACAACGTCGGATGCATGATTAGCGAGTTGGGCGTCTTCCAAATGGCTGGCACCTTGCGAAACTCGCTGCCGAAGCGCTTGAGCAGCTTCTTGTGGACCCGCCTGCTGCGATGGCGGCTCACCGGGAAAAGCCGCTCGGTGGTTTCTTTCAGCGCATGGTCAGACACGATGATGGGTAACCCACCGAAAGATTGGGTGGCGATCTTCATGCTCATGCCGCCCCCAGCTCTTGCGCGATGCAGGCGGCTATGAGCGCGCGGATTGGGTCGGGGTGAACCTGGCACATAGGCCTGTCATTCTCCCGCTCCAGGGCCATGGTCGAGGGCGAGCGGCGCACCCAATCCCACCCTGGGCGCACCAGCGTAATCGTGGCGTCGAGGCTGCCGGTGTAGTAAGGCGGCGTGTCGCCATCTTTGGTCCAAGAATAATCGCCCTTGCGCCAATAAAAGCCCGGCGATGGGTGCCCGCCCCCGCCGAACCATCTGCGTTCCCACCCGCCAATGAGAACGGCAATCTCTGCATCCAATTCCCTATCCGGCCCCGCTGCCTGTTCGCAGCGGTCGGCAAGGGCGAGTAGGGTGGCGGGGTCAGTCATGGCCGTTTCCTCACAAGCTCGTCCGGGTCCAGCCCAGCCCATCGGCAAAGCGCGGCGGAATAGGTGCTGCCGTGCGCTGTGACTCGCGAAACCAGAACCCATCGCGGTTCGCCTAAGCGTCGATTGTTGGGTGGAGCAATCGGCACCGCGCAATTCCTGATCACGTTTCGGACTGTTTGTTCTGGCGATTCGTCAATCGGCCATTCGGGGCGGTCACTCATATTCCGCCGCCCTTGCCCGTAGCGCGGCGGCGCATATAGCCAGCGCAGGCTTATCGCTAAGCCCCCGCTCAAATAGAATAGATGGGCCGCTTATACTCACGCACTCAGCGGAGCCGCCAAAGAATTTCCCCCATGTCCACCCCTCCGGCACCAGCGTAACCGCCGCGTCTAGGCTTTCTGTGTATGTAAAAATGGCCGCGTTTTGGTATCCGCCAATGTAGTCGGAATTTTGCACTCGCCGGGCTGGGTAGGAATCCATCGTCCAGTTAGCGGTTTTCCAAATGATTTCGCCGCCAAACAAAGCAACGGCAATCTCAGCATCCAATTCCCGATCCGGCCCGGCTGCCTGTTCGCAGCGTTCGGCTAGGGCAAGGAGAGTGGCGCGGTCAGTCATGGCTTCGCCCTTTCAAACGCCACCACCCAAACCCAGGGGTTTGCTTCCCAGGCGCCGGGGCCGTTGATGGTTGTCCAGAGTTGCTCAAAAGCTATCCGGGCACCACATCCAGCGGCAACATGGTGCGCTGCATAATCCAGGGGCTTCACGCCCTCCGCTTTCGCATCCTCCTCGGAAATATCCTGCAACCGTTCCACGCGAATATCCGTGATGCGGAGCGTGATGCGCGAAGCCCAGCGCGGCATGTGGATTGAGGGGCGCCACCTTGGCGCTTCTGGACCATTGCACTCGTCGGCTGGCCATTCGCCCGGACGATCCGTGCAGCCGGGCGGCAGGTCGGCCCGATACTCAATCTCGCATTGCCTAAGCGGCACTGGCTCGTCCGCAGGCCAGACCGCTCCCCAAGTTTCCTGCACCCAGAGCGCATCGCCAGGCGCGCCGTATTTGCAGATTTTTGGAAGAACCCAATGCGGTTCAACGTAATCCAACTCGCCACCGCCATAGTCAAAAATGGGACCGCCGCTGTTAAATGATGGCTGCGGCTTCATCACCCGCCGCGTTTGCGTCTTCTGGCCATCCAGAATCGCGCGGACCATTTCGGCACTGAATAGGATTGGGCGGTCACTCATTTGGGTTCCCCATTTCGGAAATCGGCGGCAAGCCATGCACCTGATCGCCTTCAACCCATAGCCGGATAAGCATGGCGATAAGCTGTTTCATTTCACCTGCCACATTCTCGGCAGTCTCACGCTTTTCGGCGCAATGGATCGCAGCCTTCACCACTTCGCCCGCCTCTTCGGCAATCTTGCTAATCACATAATTTGGCTGGGGGAAGCGTGTCATCGCCTTTGTGGCCTCGGCGTGTGCTTGGCGCACCAGAACGTCGAAGCCATGCAGTCGCTCTTCCATGTCACTCATCGCCTTCCCCTTCCCCTTCCCCTTTCCCTGCCGCCTTAACCATCGCGCGCCAGCATCTCCGGGCGTTCTCGCTTGGGTTAGGATAGGTCTGCCCCGGGTGAACCTCGGTCGTCTTGGTCTCTGCCATAAAATCCAAGGCCGCTTGCAAACATGCCTGGATCATCGCGCTTGTCGGCTCACGCGGCACCAGCACCATGCCGGTGGGCGTGTCGGATAGCGCGCGTATCCATGCCGCGCCTTCGACAAGCGCGCGATAATAGCCCGTGTCGTGTTCCGAACCTTCCCCGGTTTCGGGGTTGTATTTGTGCTGACGGTGTAATTCTTCCAAGCGTCGCGCCGCTTCTTCCCGCGCATCCTTGCGCGCGGTAACGATACGCGCATCCACCTCGGCGGGCGTGAGGACTGGTGCGATGTAGGTGCATTCGGCAGGCTGCCAATCATCAGCATCTAGCGACACCCAATAAGCGGGCCAGCGACCACGTTCACATTCACCAGACCCGCGCCATTCGTAGGGCGCATCATTTTCATCTGGCGTTCTAAGCCAATGCCACCCATCCCGTTCCGGGTTCAGCGGCACCCCAGGCTTGCCGGGCCAACCGTTGGTTTCGGTCATTGTGTGCCTTCCTTAACCCCGCGTATTTCCCCTAAACACTTCTCTATTTCATTAGACAATTCCGTGTCTGTAGTTCGCGGCAGACCGTGGATGCGATTAAAGGCGGCGACCAAAATTTTAGTGGTTTTGGAAAGCGCCTCCCGCAGCCGCGCGTTCTCGGCTTGTAGCTGTTCGCGCTCGGCACACGCTGCGGCAACGCGCTCGTATTTTTCAGGGGTGGTGTGGCCGTCCCATATCGCCGCGCCTTCGGGGACGTGTGCGAACAGATGCGCGTGGCTGTCGTGATAGTGCCAGGACGCTTGCCCTGTTGGCAGTGTGATGTAGATGCAGCCGTGCCAATCTTCGGACCAGCCTTCGATGGCGGTGCGGGCACGGACGGACGGGAACACCGACGCCAGCAACGCGACGACGCGATTGCGTTCTTCGTAAGCCGCGTCACGCTCCGCCCGCAACGCATCACGATCGGCGGCGAGGGAGCGGAGGGCGGTGGCGAAGGGGTGAAAGCCCCAATAGCCACAGTCAATTTGGTGCGCCAGCCGTTCCGCTTCTTCTGTGGTTATGGTCATGTCAGCACCGCCAGCGTAAGAAGCACACAAAGCACCCATGAAGCCCATAGCGCCTTGCAAGTTAGCTTTGCTGCTTTCTCCAGCCTAAGAATAGCCGTGCGCTGCGCCGATCCGTCAGCTTCCAGATATTCCAGGCGCTTTGCGAATGAAGGCTTTTGGTCCATTCCAATCATTGATTGACGCACCATTTCCGCGCGGAACTTTTGTACTTCATCGGGCCATTCTTCCGTGGTCATTTTTTCGCGCTCTCTTTCTTTTCGGTGCAATCGGTCCTGTTCGCGCCGCATTTCCAAACGCATCTTGCGCCATTCCTCATCGCTCCGGGCTCGCTGAAGCGCCCGTTTTTCCTCGGTCATTTCTTCCGCGCCTCCATCATCGCATCGGCAATGCCATAGGACAGTTTTGCCAGTCCGGTTCGGTTTGCTTCTTCATGATGGGCGGCGGCTTTTAAGCCGGACGTGTCCATCAGTTTTTTCATGGCTTCAAATGCAAATTCATCGCGCAGGGTTTTACGGTCATACACTTCAAAAAACGGGCCATTCAGGGCAGTAGCGGGCGGCTCGCCCCCTCCCCCTACCAGGGCGCGGAAGCCATCTGTCACGCGCTTGACCCATTCAGGTTCGCGCTTCTGCCAATAGCGCGGATCGCGCATCATTTCGCGCAATTCCTCTTCGGTTTCCTTCACGGTAGGCGGCGTGTCGCTGACATAGACTTCGCTGATTAGGTCGAACCGATCAGAATAGCCAAGGTGCCAATATCCTTCGTCGGTCCAACTATACAGGCTTGTATCGCCGCCAATCCGCCAGACATATTTCGTATCTTCCAATGAGGTCCGTGCCATCGGCCCCATAACATAGCCGCCCCGCGTTCGGTAATACGCGCCTTCACGAATTTTCATATCACAGCCCCCAATAAAGCCAGCGCCAGAATAGCGCCGCAAATTGCCAAGATTGCCAGCGCCTGGCCGCGCGTGATCGGCGTGAATTGCCGATCAGGGCCATGGCCGGGATAAATGCCGCCGCTCATGGTGTTCCTCCTCAGAAAGGGATTTCGTCAGAAAGGTCGTCACGAAGGTCGCGCTTCATGTCGCGCACCTCTCGCTTGATGTCGTCGCGCGTGGGGACAAACGGCGCATCATCGCCGTCATCGCGCTTGCCGCCGATCAGCGTAATCGCCCCGCCAAACCGTGGCAGAACCACCTCAGTCATAACGCGATCCTGCCCAGATTGATCCTGCCATTTGCGCGTCTGCAACTGGCCTTCGAGATAGACTTGCGCGCCTTTGCGAAGGAACCTTTCGGCAATCTCGCCAAGTTTTTCATTGAAGATGGCGACGTTGTGCCATTCCGTCTTTTCCTGCTGATTCCCGTCGCGGTCCTTGTATCGCTCGGACGTGGCAACGGAGAAATTCACAACCTTGCCTCCGTTCTGGAAATTCCGCACTTCCGGGTCACGGCCAAGACGGCCCAAAAGAATAACTTTGTTGACGCTGCTCATTCTGCCGTTTCCTGTTCAAGAGTTTTTTCCAGACGATCCGTGATGGCCGCGCCAATTTTCGCAACCGTGTCGGGGTAACGTTCTCCCACAGCGGCAAAGGCGCCGGCGTTCGCATCGGCCCAGGCGCGCAATGCGACGGGATCACCCGCAAGCCTTGCAAACGCGCGCCTTGCGGCATCAAGCCACATCTCTATGCTTGTGAAGGCGCATTCCATGGCGTCGGGATCAATCAGCAGCAAAGGCTCGCTCGCGGGCCGTGCGGCGGGCGCTGGGGCGGGTGCGGGTGCATCGGCACCGCTTTCTAACCATTGCAGCAACTGCCGCCCCGTGCCTTCCGTAATGGTGTCGCGCCAGCCGTCAAATAGCGTAGTGCGATCCTTGGAAGCTGCGGCCTTGTGGTCAATGTCAATGTCCATCACCACGGTAAATTCGTATTCCACACCGTCGCGCTGCACTGGCGCCAGCCCAACCTTGCGAGGGACTTGCTTGCCCCGGTCATTGGTTTCCAACACGTATTCCGTCTTGACGCGCATGGTCACAATAATGTGGCAGCGGCTAGAAAGCAGCGCTTCCACCAGCGCGTTATGATCCGGCGTCACCTCGCGCCATGCGGCGTAGGAATTGGTGCCGGGGCGATTGGCAATCTGGCCTTGCTTGTCTAGCAAGCCGCCTGCGCCTGCCCACGCGTGCGAAAGGCTGTCAACGATAATCGTATCGTATCCAGCGCCTTCAAAGGCCGCGATGGCTTCACGGTATTTGGAAACCGTGTAGGGCTTTTCCAGCGTGATCACGTCATATTCGCCAAGATTGGCATAAAGATCAGCGGAACCGTTCTCGGTATCAATAATGCCAACCTTGCCGCCAATGCCAAACGCCAGCTTGAGCGCAGACATGGTTTTGCCGGACCCTGACGGGCCGATCAGCGCAAGGCGTAGCTTTGCCTTGCGTCGGGTTGCTTTGCGGATTTGCAGTGCCATTTCATTTTTCCTTCGAGGTTATCACAAGAGAGGGCGGCGCGGTAACCAGCACGGCGCCGGGAATGTCATCGCCACGCGCTAGGCGCGCTTTAATCAGCGCCTTGTCCGGTTCGCGCTTGATGCGCCAGCAATCATCAGGCAGCTCCTTTTCATCGGTGATTTCTGCCGATCTGGCGCCGTTCGCCCGCAGCGTAGCGCGGTGGTGCTTGCTTTCGGCAATGGCCGCGCCGGGATCGCCGCAGCCTGCCAAGGCAACGCGCAAACCTTCGCGGGCCTGCGCCGCACCGCGCGTCAATTGCGCTTGGACGCGTGTCCAATACTCGACCGCGCGCTTGGCTTCTGCCTCAGCATCTTCCAGCGAGACAATGGCGTCCACCGCCCCGGAGAATGTCGCGTCAAAACTATTGGCCTGCGCCGCTTTGGCGGTGGCCACCTTGGCGTCAATCAGCGCCAAGCGCATCGGGTGCGCGTCATAGTCCGGCATGGTGGCCGGCACTTGCACGGCGCGCACGGCTTCGCGGAGCGTGGCGGCGATTTCATCGGCGGTCATTGTCCGTCTCCAAAAAGTGAAAGCTGTCCCGGTTCCGGGATCAGCACTTGCGCGCCCGCCGCTGTCAGCAGCGCCTCAATCGCGGATGCTTTGGCGCGGCATTGCGCGGCATCATCGCGCGCTTGTGATGCGCGGTCAGGATCGGCGATCTCGTGCCGGTCGGCAGAGGCTTCAAGGCGGCGCGCCTCCAGCACATACTCGGCATGAATATGCGCCACGTTTGCAATCTGTGCGGCGTTCATCACGCCAGCCCCAGCAGCACAACCCACACCGCCACGACCCAGGCAATGCCTTGGAATACGGCTTCAAGCGCGGCACTGACAGGGCCAGCGCCAACAATCACGGTCAGGATCAGCAGGGCGCAAAGCGGGCCTAGCACGATCCACCAGATAAGGCGTTCGGGGGTCATGACATTAACCCCGACGCATGTTCGCGGCATCAATCGCGCGATAGAAGGCGCCATTCACGGCATCATCTTCCGCGCGGCGCTCGGCTTCATTGGTCAAAGTGCCAGCGGCTTCCACGAGCTGATCAATTGCGTAATCCATCGCTTCTGACGCGGCTTGACTAGGCGCGGCGTCGCTGATTTTGACCAATTGAGACACCATCTGCTCGATTTGCAGCATCGCGGCCCAAGAGGTAGTAGCGGCTTCGTGCCAGTTGCCGCGACTATCATCTGGACAGTTTTCCAGCCGAGTGCGGTAGCCCGCCAAACTGACCAGCGCTTCATGCTTGGCTGGCGCTTCGGGCGGTTGCGTGGGGAGTAGCTTGAGCATGGCTTGGTGCCTCTGTTCGGGTTGCGATGCGCCTTTCTTGCATGTCCTGCAAAGTCGCGCAAGCCTATTTTGCATAGTTTGCAAGTTTTTTTCATCTTGTGCATTTTTTGGCTTGACCGGCGCCACGTTGCGCGTTTATCTCGCAGCATGACCCTGACCATATATCTTCAACGGCGCGGTGAGACTACCCGACTGGCTGAATTGCTTGGCGTGTCGCCTTCCACCGTGCTTCGCTGGGCACAGCGCCGCGTTCCTGCGGAGCGACTGCCCGAAGTTTCCCGCGCGACCAAGATACCGGCGCGCGTTCTGCGGCCTGACCTGGCGGAAGCCATGAAGCGGGA